TGTATGCCAGTGTTGACTACATAGGTTTGGCTGGCCGTCAATGATGGCACAATGCGCTTTTGTATGTAGATGGCGCAGGTTGAACTCAGAATGGAACCTTCACTGTCATCCACTGCCCTCAAGAGCCGAGAGAGCCGAAACTCACTGTTGAAGGTGTTGAAGTTGAGATTGGCATACTGCTCAACCGCCGCAATGATGGTTGACTGCAGCTGCGTCTGTGTCAGACTGGTTTGAGTACTGTCATAGTCAACATCAATCGACAGATTGAGGAAGTTGTAGTCAGCCGCTACAAACTGCGGCGTCACCGTGAGAATGCTGATTGGTGTCAGTATCACATTGGTGATGTACTGCTGCTGTGCGACTGTGATACCATAGCCATTTTTGGGCTTGGCGCTGAGAAACACCTTGCCATACACTGGTGGAACCTCAGTCTCACCGCCCCACACCGTAACGGCATCAAAGTATGGATAGTCTTTGTTGATCAATGCCACGTAGTCATTGACTGTGACTGCTCGATTTTGGGCAATGTATGACTTGGGTGCAGCGAACTTGATGGAAGCCACGTCTTCAATGGGAGTTCCACCAGTTGCTGAGACCACCGTGGTCACATTGGCGATTCCACCACTGATCAGGCCTGACTGTAGTGTGAATCCTTGCGCGCCATTGACGGCGTCAGCGTTGGTTGTGATGTATGAGATGACCAGAATGTTGCCATCATCCAGCTGCTGCCCAATGACTCCATCACCGAAGTAGATGTTGTATGAGGCATTGGCCCCTTCCTCCAGGAAGTACACAGCACTGTTACCATCAACTGTGGTGTAGTCAGTGGCCAGAGTGAAACTCTGCTTGCTAGTGTTGGTCTGACTGGTCTGAACAATGACCTGAAAGGATGAGGTGTCGACATTGGCATCAACGATGTTGAATGTCTGCGTCGGATTGGTGGAATTGTCCACGATGAATGTCTTGACGACAGGTGAGCCTTCCGCCAGTGTAATGTTGCTGTATGTGAAGACATTGCCAGATGCAACGGCAGTGGCGTCATCCAGAGTCACGAAGTTGTATGAGCTACCATCCAGTGAGTCACTGCTGAACTGAGTGAAACGAGGCATGACCAGAATGCTGGTGTTGTCAGTGGCCAGCTTGGTGATTGCCACATTGACCACTGCCTGCGCACTGACCGCTGATCTTGGTGTGTATCCCAATGCCTTGGCGTGAGAGACAACAGTGGACCGAAGGACAGCAGTATCCAGGAATGATTCGTTGCTCACCATGTTGAGATAGAATGCCTGATACAAGCCATTGTATGCCAATAGGTCAATCAGGACATTGAATGCGCTACCAGTGAAGTCATAGTCAGCGAACTGGCTCTGATTGCTGAGGAATGAGATCAGTGACTGTTTGTAGGCATCAAAGTCCAGTGATACCAGTGTGAGTTTGGATGTGTTTGCTGTTGCCATGTTACCTCAATCGCTCCAAAAAGACACTGATTTGTATGGGAGTCGCAATACCACCAGACACCTGAAAAAGAATGGACACGTTGTATCCATCTTGCGTATCGTCAGTTGACACAATCACATCCAGCACAGTCGCCCTCGGCTCAAAGTTGGCCAATGTGTCCTTGATCTCTTCACTGATCAGCTGCGCAGTCACTGAATCAGCCAGATCAAACAACAGTCTTCGCACGTTAGACCCAATCTCCGGATGGAATGGGCGCTCATAGTGATTGGTCAACACCAGATTCGTGATTGACTGCACAACCGCATTCACTCCAGTCTTTTTGAGCAGATCTCCCGTGACTGGATGAGGCAGAAAATCCACATCAAAATCGCTGTAGATGCGCGTCTGAAGTGGGGTGCTAATGTTGTTTGAGCCAATAGGCATGGTGTATTTATGGCCTGTAGTAAACTCGCTTTCCATTTTCAAAACGCCATTTTTGGCCCCTATTGCCACGATTACTTGCAATAGTTTTTAATCTAGCAAATCTGCGCTCTTTTTCCTGATTTTCAACTTTTTTCCAGGAAACTTTTTGAGATTGACTCATGTTTTCCAAAACTACATTAGTTCGTTCATAACGGCCCATTTTAGATGTATTAGATCTGGGTTTCCTCATTTTAACGGTTTGTTGTTCCGTCATTTTAATATCTTTGTTCCAGGCGCGTTTACCGCGCATGCCAGATGGCTGTATTTCATTCAAAATGGCTCTGTTATCAGTTCTGTTTATCCATTGATCCGGTTTGGATAGCACTTTCATGCGTTTTAACACTTTACATTCCCATTCTCTCGCAGCATTGATTGAATTAAATGTTTGGCGCACTTCATAATCAAATGAATCATCACCGTATTGATCACGGAGTGCTTTCACTCGTTTTGATGAAGTAAAATAGCTCACCCAAAGATCATCAGGATGACATTCTTTGGCAAATCTCACGCCATAATACCATGTGTTAGTCGGAATGTGATGTATGAGATAAGTGTATGGTATCATGATAAAAACAGTTCTCTTTCCGCTTGCCTTCTTTTCACTAATCCTGGTAATGTAATCGTTCCGTGATTTGCCTTTGACCAGGCCAAAAATGCGTCGGCTGCTTTACACCATTGCTGCTGATTGACATACTTGGCTAGCGTAGACTTGGCAAATGCGCCTGCGCCAATGTTGTACATCAGACTGAGACAGGCATCTATCATGTTTTGCGTCAGCGAGACTTTGATGGTGGACTTCAACACTGGTAGGAACTTGCGATTGACCGCAGTGGTCAACAATCCAGCAGCCGTCTCACGACTGATCATTTCACCGAGAGTCACTGGCTGGTCGATTGCTGCTTCAGTAGACCCATAGCCAATGGTGATTGGTTCACCACCAGTGCCTGGATCAACATAGGCTGTTGCAGTATCAGGAGCCGTGACCTTGGCAAATCCCTCCTTGGCCTGTATCAGTGCGATGCCATTCGGGCCAATGCTCCATGTGCTCTGATCAGCCAAGAATGTCTTGGTGGTTGGATCAAACGTGCAGCCCATCGTCGGCAATGCAGTGTTGGTGATGTTAGCTGCCGCGTTGCTATCAGGTGTGACAAACATGTTCTGGCCAGGCACCTTGACCTGAAACTGCTGCTTGGTATAGGCATAGCCAGTCATTGGATCCAGCTGCACACGCGTGATGTCGCCAGGGACCGGAACGTCTTCCATGGTCGTATGACCAGTGGTCTTGGTCGCTGCTGAAATGGCTGAAGGCAATCCGGTCGCTGATCCCTGAGCAGGACTGGATGCACTCGCAGCGCCGGGTGCTGGTGTGTTTGCAAACAGCAGTGAGGCTGTCACTGTGCCATCCAGATTGATCGCACTACCCTGAGCATTCAGACTGCCTGATGACTGCAGATTGATCGCACTGCCCTGGGCGTTGAGACCGCTCCCTGCCTGCAGGTTCAACGCACCAGTTGACCCAATGTTAGTCCCAGCTGATGCGAGATCTTGGCTCTGAGAGGCAGAGAGGTGCTGAGACGCACTGACGAGCGTGATGTCACCGCCTGTCGCATCGAGATTGATGTTGGTGGCTTTGACATTGAAGCCACCGCCAACTGAAAAGTCAACATCACCAGCCACATTGGCTGACATCAATCCACCCACCTCGAGAGCGACATCACCCTGAACCTTGATCAATGCGTCTTGTTCCACTCGTATCACGACACGACCCATGACGTGCAGATAGTCATCAGCCATCACGATCTGGTAGTTGGCCTTGGTGATCTTCTCCACTTTGGTTCCGGTAGGAAACCACTCAACATAGGAACCACTGCGATGAGCAATGTGAACGCGCTCTGCGCCAGGTGAATCATCAAGCTCCATCACGTGGCCTGATTCAGTCTCAGTCGCATTGTCATATGGATAGACAGGATTGTAGGCCGGATACGGCTCATCCCACTGCACGCCACGAGCGCTGATGATGTTTTTGTCAAGATTGGTCTTGCGAGCCTGTATGACAGTGTTGGCCAGGTTTTGATATCGGCCCACACCTGACAATGATGGCTGATTGAGTTCATCGGCATTGGGGTGTCGAAGCGTCTCTAGAACAGCAGCGTTGGCCGTGTTGGCTTCACCCAGTACAATGCCTGACCCATCTGTGTTGTATGTCCTACTGACTGGGTGCTTTGGCGCAGCGGCTATGGTAGCCTGAGAACGCAGATCATGAAAGCCGGAACCTAGACTGGCCTGATTGGTCTCAATGCCAGGCACCACACCCCAGATGATTGGAATCTGACGACTGGCGTCCATGAAGAAGCCAATCACCACGTCACTCTCTTTGGGTGACTGGTAGCTCTTGCCTGACATTGGCTGTATGATGGAACACCATGGAAGACTGGATGTTGGTATCTCAGTCAATGACGGGCTGTGAATGTTGTAGATGCGCACTCGCAATCGGCCTAGCTCTAGTGGATCTTGTCGATCTTCCACGACGCCAATGAACCACTGAAACGAATCTTCGCCAGCGATGTACTTGGAGATCATGGTCATGATGCAATCACCGACTGAAGTGTGGCTGAACCGGTTGCCGGCGCATTGAGTGTAGTGTTGACGCTGTCTGAGAGCATCTCAATGATTGTGCTGCTGATGTCGAGAATGAACTTGTGATGGACTGATGTGACCAGGTATCGACCTGAGCGCATTGGATTGTTGGCTGTGGTCTTGTCCTGTATCTGCATCACTGGCACATTGACGTTGATCACTCGGCCCACTTTCATGAGTATGTCACCTGGAATGACTCCGACCATCTTGTAGGTGTTGAGTTGGCCCAGTCGAGAGGCCGTCTGTGGCAGCCAATTGCGGATTTTGGCTGGATTGACTGTCGGATCAGAATCAGTGCTGATCACGTACTTCAGCATATTGCCTCGCGTGTTGTATACAGACAATCCCAGTCGATTGGCGAAATCATTGGCTGGCAGATTGCTGTTGAGAATGGCATTGTTGGCTAGCTGTTTGCTACTGAAGTTGTCTGATCGAAATTGGCGATTGACGATGTCAAAGGTGGACAATGTGCTGCTGAATGCGCCTCCATTCATAGCTTTCAGCATATTGTAGTCTTCGCTGATGGCTAGCAGATTGAACGTGTTGCTGTTTTTGTCTGGATCATTGGTGAGTTTGA